AATACTAACTCAGGTACACTTGTTGTTACTATCACTACCGGTGGTTTCTGTTTAGTTGAAGTTACTAAAGATACAACATATACAACTCCATTAACAGGTCTGTAATATGAAACTTATCAGAGAAACGGTAGAGAACGTTCGCTATCTTACAGAGGCTTCCGAAAACGGAAAGAAGCATCTGTACATCGAAGGAACTTTTCTTGTTGGCGATGCCGTAAATAAAAATAATCGCATGTACAAAATGGACACTCTTCGTAACGAAGTCGCTCGTTACACAGAAGAGTATGTAAAAACAAATCGTGCTTTAGGTGAACTAGGTCATCCAGACACTCCTTCAATCAATTTAGAAAGAGTGTCTCATAAAATTGTTTCTTTATCTGAAAACGGAAATACATTTCACGGTAAAGCTCGTATTCTCGACACACCATATGGACAAATCGTCAAAAACTTTATCGAAAATGATGTAAGTATTGGTGTTTCTTCTCGCGCTCTCGGCTCTCTTGTTCAAACAAAAGAGGGCTATAATCTTGTTCAAGACGATCTAAGATTAGCAACAGCAGCAGATATTGTTGCTGATCCTTCTGCTCCAGGTGCTTTTGTCAACGGTATCATGGAGAACAAAGAATGGATGTTCGTTGAGGGTAAGTTTGTAGAGTCAGATTTTGATTTTGCAAAGAGACAAATTATTAAAGCGTCTTCCAAGCAGATTGAGGAAGTTGCTATAAAATTGTTTGAAAACTACCTCAGAAAACTTTAATTTTATAAATAAGAAATCATAAGGAGATTCCTAATGGCAACAAACAAACTTATGGAAGCCGCAGCAGAAATTCTTGCAGGTAGCAAGAGTAAAGCACCGGCTATGCCATCGCAAAAAGCAGAAGACTCAGGCCACGGTGTTATTGGTGGCCCAAGCCAAGATGTAGGTTCAAATAAAGTAGGTGATGACATTTATGCATCATCGAAAATGAATGCTACTTCTGGTGCAAAAAGCGCAACAGCACCAACTACTAAACCTTCAAACGCTTCTTCAGATACTCAATTAAAACTTGGTGGTGGTAAGAAGACTATGGGTGAAGAAGAAGAACTTTCAGACGAAGAAGTTATCGCTGAAACTGATGAGCAGTTGGAAGAAAAGAAACAGTGGAAAGCAAAGATGAAAGAAGATGTTGATTCATTGTTTGCTGATGATTCTACTATTTCAGAAGAATTCAAATCAAAAGTTTCAACTATTTTCGAAGCTCGTGTAAATGATCGTGTTGCACAGATCGAAGAAGAAGTTGAAGCAAAGTATGCCGATATGTTAGGTGAAGCAGTCGAAGAAATTCGTGCTGATCTAACAACTAAAGTCGATGACTATCTAAACTACGTTGTCGAACAATGGCTTGCAGATAACGAAATCGCAGTTGAATCAGGTCTACGTGCCGAAATCACTGAAGATTTCATCAATGGTCTACGTAATCTATTCGCTGAACACTATATTGATGTTCCAGAAGATAAAGTTGACCTAGTTGACGAACTTGCAACTCAAGTTGAAACACTTGAAAGCAAACTTAACGAAGAAATCGAGCGCGGTGTTTCTTTCGCCAAAGCACTCGTTGAGTCACGCAAGAATGAAGTTACCCGTGAGGTGTGTGAAGGTCTTACCGCTACTCAAGTTGAAAAAATCAAATCACTCGCAGAGGGTGTTGAATTCTCCACAGAGGACGAATACAAAACAAAACTTGAGACAATCCGTGAGAACTACTTCCCTTCAGGTGCCAAAAAGGCAAATGAAACACAACTCCATGAGCAACTAGAAGACGCAGATGATAAGAAAGTTGAAATCAACGATCCATTTGTGGCTGCTGTTTCTCAAGCAATTTCAAAAACAAAAATTTAATTAGTAACACTTAAGGAGAAAGTAATGTATCTTTCAGAGAATCTACAAAAGAAATGGGAAGGTGTGTTGGATCACCCTGATCTAGCCCCTATTAAAGACCCATATCGCAAAGCAGTTACTGCAGTTATTCTAGAAAACCAAGCAGTTGAAATGATTAAGTCAGGTCAGATGCTTGCTGAAGCTACTCCAGCTAACGCTGCTGGTACAGGTGGTTTCGGTGGTTCTGCTGCTGCTGGTGGTCCAGTTGCTGGTTTTGATCCAATCTTAATCAGCTTGGTTCGCCGTTCATTGCCAAATCTTATCGCTTATGACGTTTGCGGCGTTCAGCCAATGACAGGTCCTACCGGTTTGATTTTCGCAATGCGTTCAACCTACACCACTGCAAACGTTACCGCTGGTGCAGTTGAAGCATTCTACAACGAAGCTAACACCGGTTTCGGTGGTATCTCAGGTGCTCAACAAGCTCTAACTGTTGGTCTATCAGCAAACACCAACAACACCTTCGTTGGTAACGCTGCTGCATGTACTGCAATGGCAACCGCAACAGCAGAAAACTTGACTCCTGCTGAAATGGCATTCTCAATCGAGAAAGTAACTGTTACTGCAAAGACTCGTGCTTTGAAAGCAGAATACTCAATCGAACTTGCTCAAGACTTGAAAGCAGTTCATGGTCTAGACGCAGAAACAGAATTAGCCAACATTCTTTCAGCAGAAATTCTAGCTGAAATCAACCGTGAAGTTGTTCGTACAATCTACGGTACAGCTAAGACTGGTTGTGCAGTTGGTACTACTACTGTTGGTGCTTTCGACCTTGACACCGATTCAAACGGTCGTTGGATGGTTGAAAAGATCAAAGGTCTTGCATTCCAAATCGAACGTGAAGCTAACACCATTGCCAAGACAACTCGTCGTGGTAAGGGTAACATCATGATCTGCTCTTCAGATGTTGCTTCTGCTTTCGCAATGGCTGGTCTTCTTGACTATCAATCAGCACTACAAGGTCAAGTTAACCTAACCGTTGACGATACTGGTAACACCTTCGCAGGTACCATGTTCGGTCGTATCAAAGTTTACATTGATCCATATGCTCAGACTTCAGCTTCGTCTGAATTCGCAGTTGTTGGATACAAGGGTTCAAACGCTTATGACGCAGGTATTTTCTACTGCCCATACGTTCCTCTACAAATGGTTCGTGCAGTTGATACAAACAACTTCCAACCAAAGATTGGCTTCAAGACTCGTTACGGTCTAGTTGCTAACCCATTTGCTGAAGGTACTACCCAAGGCGCTGGTGCATTGAACGTGTTGGCTAACAACTACTACCGTGCATTCAAGATCCTAAACATTATGTAATAAAAAGTCACCATAGAGTGACCTTTAAAGAGGACTCCCTAAAAAGAGTCCTCTTTTTTTTCATATAAATAGTAACCATGAGTATAGTATTACTGCAAGATTTAATCGACATTAAAAAAAGAAAGCAATCAGAACTTGAGTTCTATACATCACAACTCAACGATCTGAAGCTGAAAATGTCATTTATCAAACAAGAAATAAATTTAACATCACAGATAATTGCAATGATTGAGAAAGAAGAAATTCTCGATCTACGAAAGTATCTAAAGGATAAAGAATGACAGCACTTACTAGAAATCCTACAAACGTAAACATACTACACCCAAATAAATTTTTATTGACATTCGCAAGAATGCCAAACATTCAGTATTTTTGTCAATCAGTAAGTATACCTGGTCTATCTACCTCTGAGGTTCCTGTAACAAACCCATTCGTTGAAATTTACGCGCCGGGTGAAAAAGCAATCTATGATGTATTGAATATTACCTTTTTTATAGATGAAGAAATGTTAGCATGGTTCGAAGTACACGATTGGTTACGTGCAATGACGTTCCCTAAAGAATTTGAAGAATATGCTAAGTTAGGACAATTGAACAGATTTGCAAGTGCAAGAGCAGGTATCAAACCACAATACTCTGACGGTTCGATTACCATTCTGTCATCATCAAACAAACCTTATTACCGTTTTAATTTCTTCGATTTATTCCCAATATCAATCAGTAGTTTTGTTTTGAATGCCGCTGATAGTCCTGATACACCCATGACGGCTGATGGTACTTTTAGGTATAGTTACTATGATATTGAAAAATTGTTTTGAGAATACTTGATTCTTTTTAAATTATGATGTATAATAGCGAGAAGGAGATAAATTATGGAAGAACTACAAAAACTTTTAGATATGTGGGCTGGCGATTCAAACATCGACAGAACTGAACCTGGTAAAGAACTTATCAATATTCCCAAGCTACACAGCAAATATTTGAATATTCTTTCTCGTCACAGACTGCTTTCAAAGCAGAGTGAATTCAAGTATAACAAAATTCGCAAGATAAAGTGGGAATACTACACCGGTAAATTAGATAGCGATCAGTTGAAAGAATATGGTTGGGAACCATTTCCCTATACCTTGAAATCTGATATCACTACATATATGGAGAGTGATGAAGATATCAATAAACATTTAGTGAAGAAAATTATGCATGATGAAATCGTAGATGTTTGTCAAAGCATTTTAAAAGAACTTAATAACAGAGCGTGGGAACTTAGGTCATTCATCGATTGGGAAAAATTTATTCAAGGAATATAAAATGCGTGTAAGTGAATTGATTCGGAAAAGTTTGAATGTCTGATCTAGCATTATATAAAAAGAATGAAGCATTCTTAAATTTTGAGTGTGAAAAAAGTGTTGCTCAAGAGATGAGTGACTACTTTACTTTTTATGTTCCAGGTTTTCAATTTACACCACAATACAAATCTCGCGTATGGGATGGCAAGATAAGACTTGCTGACTTACGCTCATTCACAATTTATCATGGGTTAATACCTTACATACAAAAATTTTGTGATGAGCGTAATTATGAACTTGAAATTGATCCTGCTGTTTCTGTCACTACAGAATTTTCTGCTGTTGAAGCAAAAGAACTTATTTATTCTCTTAAGTTGCCTTTTGAAGTAAGAGAATATCAATGGAAGTCTTTCCTTCATGCTATACGTAAAAAACGTGTCTTACTATTGTCACCAACAGCATCTGGTAAATCTCTGATACTGTATCTCATCTTACGATATTTACAACAGAATCATCAGAGAGGTTTACTCATCGTACCAACAACTTCTCTTGTTGAACAGATGTTTACTGACTTTAAATCTTACGGATATGATTCCGATGAATACTGTCATCGTCAATATTCAGGTAAAGAGAAACATACAAATAAATTTTTGACTATCACTACTTGGCAGTCTATCTACAAAAATGAACCTGATTACTTTGAACAGTTTGATTTTGTTCTTGGTGATGAAGCGCATCAATTCAAAGCTAAATCTCTCACTACAATTCTTTCAAATTGTACAAACTCTAAATATAGAATAGGTACTACAGGAACTTTAGACGGTACGCAGACTCATAGACTAGTGCTAGAAGGTTTGTTTGGACCTGTATATCAAGCTACTTCTACTGCTGAGTTGATTGAGAAGAAGCAGTTAGCAGATTTCAAAATCAAGTGTTTAGTTCTCAAACATCCTGATGCAGTGTGCAAGACAGCGCGAGGTTGGGACTATGATGCTGAAATGGATTACATCGTTAAGAATTTTGCACGTAATAAGTTTATCAAAAACTTAGCCCTATCTCTTGAAGGCAACACTCTTATATTATTTCAGTTCGTAGAGAAGCACGGTAAAGAATTGTATCCTATGATTGAAGCTGAAGCAAAAGATCGTAAAACATTTTTTGTATACGGAGGTACAGAAGTTGCTGACAGAGAATCCATTCGTGCAATTACCGAGAAAGAAGAAAGAACGATCATTGTCGCTTCTTACGGTACTTTCTCTACAGGTATTAACATTAGGAACTTACACAATATTATTTTCGCTTCTCCCTCTAAGTCTCGCGTTAGAAACTTACAATCAATTGGCAGAGGACTCAGGATAGGAGATAACAAAGAACAAGCGACACTA